GGTTGAAGGCACGACGCAGGTATGGGACCAGGATAAGAAAGCGGCGATGAAGAAGACCGCCTTCGAGGCGCTGGTGGGCAAGCCGCTGGCGAAGACCTGGCTGGATGACACGAACAAGAAGCTGATCGGCGCCGATGCGGTGCGCGAGATCGAGCAGGCGCGGCGCATGGCGGGCAAGAAGGCCGGTGCGCTGGGCATGCCGCCGACCGAGCGCTATGTGTACATCGACGGGACAAAGGATGTGTGGGACCGCGAGAAGAAGCGGCGCATCCCGGAAGGCGCGGTGAAGATGGCGCTGGGCGATGCCTATGCGCTGTGGCTCAACAGTGCCGAGCGCCGCACGGTGGACGTGGACCACATCGTGTTCGACCCGACGATGACGAAGGACCCGGCGACGTACATCAACACGTTCGAGGGCCTGCCGCTGGAGCCGGTGCGCGATGACGCGGCGTGCGAGAACCTGCGCTGGCTGATCTCGTTTCTGTGCAACCACGATGGCAAGGCGCTGGACTGGCTGACGAAGTGGCTGGCCTTTCCGCTGCAGCACCCGGGCGCGAAGCTGGACACCGCTGTGCTGATGCATTCGGTGATGGAAGGTTCGGGCAAGAGCCTGTTCTTCGCGGACACGATGGGTGCGCTGTATGGGCAGTATGCGGCGACGGTGGGGCAGACGCAGCTGGAGTCGAACTTCAACGCGTGGCAGAGCCGGAAGCTGTGGGCAGTGTTCGAGGAGGTGGTCAGCCGCGACCAGCGTTACAACCAGGTGGGCAAGATCAAGCATCTGATCACGGGCAAGACGGTGCGGATGGAGTCGAAGTTCATCAATGGTTGGGAGGAAGCCAACCATATGAATGCGGTGTTCCTCTCGAACGAGATTCTGCCGTGGCCGATCAGTGACAGTGACCGCCGGCTGTTGGTGATGTGGCCGCAGGAGACGTTGCCGCCGGAGCGGCAGCAGGCGATCGGGCGCGAGCTGGCCAATGGTGGTGTGGCGGCGCTGTATGCGTGGCTGCTGGCGGTCGACTTGGGCGCCTTCAACGAGCGGACGCGCCCGCCGCATACCGATGCGCGGCAGCGCCTGGTGGCGTTGAGCCGGGCCGGCTGGCAGACCTTTCTGCATCAGTGGCGTACGCAGGGGCTGGGGCGCGGTTTGTGGGGTGGCTGCCTGTCGAGCGACCTCTATTCGCTGTTCCTCGAGTGGTGCCAGCGCAACCGTGAACACGCGATGAGCCAAACGAAGTTCAGCCTGTTCATCAGTTCCGAGGTGGAGAAGACGGCACGACCGATCCCCTGGACGGATGGCAACTCACGGCGCTTTGGCGCGTTCTTCATCCCTGACGATCCGAACTCTTCCCTGCCCCCATCTCTGACGAGCGCTGCGCTCGGCCAGTTGGTGAAGGATTGGCGTGCGAAGGCGCGTGAGGCGGGCTGGGACGTGGATGGCTGGGATCATGTGAAGGGGAAGGCAGCATGAGTGCGCGCGATTGTGTGTCGGGTGTGTTGGGTTGTGTCGGGTTTGGTTTTGCGACCCAACACAGCGCGGAGCAAGCAACGGCGGGGCTTTGCGGCGTGTGTGCGGGGTGTGTTGGGTTTGACGCGCGCGCAGGCGTGCATGCGCCGATTCGTTTGGATGTTTCAAAGGCGGTGCTGTTTTTTTCTTATGCGAGGGCTGAAAAACCCAACAAACCCAACACACCCGACACAAATGCTTTGAAGGCATTGATTTGTAAGGGTTTTGAGTGTGTCGGGTTTGTGTTGGGTTGGGCGTTTGTGTGTCGGGTTGGTTTTGCAGGGGAGGTGGGCCGTGATTGAAGCAGTGGAGGCGTTGTTGCAGCACTGGGGAGAGCGGTGCCGGGGCGGGCTGGGTTCGCCTGGTGCGTCGGGTTCGTCACCGCTGGCGGCGGCGATGCAGTACGGCGGGATGATCCCCTCTTCTGGTCGCGGCTCGATGGGGCTGGCGGGCGCGGTCGATCAGGTTGCCGATCAGGTGGATGCTGCCATCGGGACGCTCAAGCAGGCGGGGCTGGTGCAGGACCGCAAGCTGGCGAAGGCGTGGCGGCAGGCTGGGAACACGACTCGCCCGCCGTTCTGCCTGGAGACGCAGCTGGTGAAGCTGGCCATGGTGCGCTACCTGCCTGACCCGATCCCGACGATTAAGCAGCAGATGCGGCGGGTGCGGATAGGCTCGGAGCGTACCTATCACGAGCGCGTGCAGCAGCTGCACGAGCGAGTGAGGGCGGAGCTGGAATGCCGCCGCCGGATGCAGCGGGTGCATGGCGGGCGTTACGTGGCTTAATTCCTTCGACGCTATTGGCGGAAGATAAGCGGCAGATAACCATCATATAACCGGAACATTGCAGGGTGGCTTTAAATCACGGTTTACGCCTCCGCAGTCGGGGGGTAAAAAGCGCATAACAGGTCAGAGCAGCGCCAAGGCGATGACCGAAACGAGCCTAACTTGCTGTGTCAGGCAACGGCCGGTTCCCCTGCCGGTCACCTCTCAAAGCCCCGCCATCGTGCGGGGCTTTGTCTTTTCTGGCTGATGGCGCCGCCATCGCCCTTGCCCGTCGCCATGCGGGCCTTTTATTCGGAGTGCGGTGCATGTCGACCGAACAGCAGATGCAGCAGTCGCTGGCGGACCTGCCAGCGTGGATGCTGATCCTTGTCGCGCTTGCCGGGCTGACTGGTGAGATGTGGCGCGCCGAGGCTGCTGGCGTGGCAGTGGGTGTGCTGGTCAAGCGTGTGCTGCTGCGCTTCGGCAGCTCGGCGCTGTTCGGTGTTTCGATGCTGATGTTCGTCTACTGGCTCAAGCAGGACTATCTGCTCGCCGGCGCGATGGGCATCGCCGTGGGCCTGATCGGCGCTGACATCGCCGGTGGCATCTATGCGCGCTACCTGGCCAAGAAGGCGGGAGTCTGCAATGTCGAGCGGCAGGGCTGACCGGCGCGGCACGGCTGCGTCACGCGGGTACGGCTACCGCTGGCAGCTGGCCCGTGAAGATCACCTGAGGCGCAATCCGTTTTGCGGGGGGTGCAGCAGCCCAGCCCGCCCGGTGCTGGCGCAGGTGGTCGACCACAAGACGCCGCCCCGGCTGAAGGAAGCGAAGGCGAGCGGTGACCCCGAGCGCATTGCGGCTGCCTGGAAGTTGTTCTGGTCGCGGGATAACTGGCAGTCGCTGTGCACCAACTGCCACAGCTCGGACAAGCAGCGCTTCGAGAAGTCGGGGCGTCAGCCAGGGTGCGGCACCGATGGCCGCCCGGTCGACCCGCGCCACCACTGGCACCGCCCAGGGTAGGGGGGGTGAAAAATTCAGCCGGCGACCCGCTCTAGACCAGTCCCCCAACTCCGTGTGCAACGGCGGGAAAAATGGAGAGGGGGGGTATCCGGAAAACGAAGCGCATCAGAGGTTATTTATGGCCGGAAACAGTAACTCGGGACGCCCGGGCAAGCCGGCGCACCTGCACCTGCTGCAGGGTAACCCGAGCAAAAAGAACGCCGACCAGTTGCTGGCCGAGGTGCTGGAACCGGCCGTGCCGGTCGACGCACCACCGAAGCCTGACTGGCTGAGCGCCGAGGCTGCGGCCGAATGGGATCGCGTGGTTGCGGACCTGCTGACGCTCGGCTGGATCAGCAAGTTGGACATGATGGCGCTAGCCACCTACTGCGAAGCGGTAGCGGACTGGCAGCGCTTCCGCCGGCTGATCGCCGAGCACAACGCCAAGGCTGAATGCAGTGGCGACATCCAGACATTCGCCACTGGCGCCAAGCAGATCAGCGTGTGGCGGCAGCTGGCCAACGACGCCGAAAAGCGCGCGAACGCCGCCGGCGCCCTGTTTGGCTTCTCGCCGATGGCCCGCCGCAACATGAAGGCGGCGGCCCCGCAAGGTGAGCTATTCCCCAATGAACAACGAGACGCTGCCGCCAAGTACTTCAGTTGACCGCGTAACCGCATTCGCCCAGGCGGTGCTGGCCGGTGAGCTGGTCGCAGGCCCTGACGTGCGTAACGCCTGCAAGCGCCACCTGCGCGACCGCGATACCGCCGAACTGCGCGGGCTGGTCTGGGATCAGGCCGCCGCTGACAAGGCGCTCGGCTTCTTCGAGGAAGTGCTCTGCCTGAACGGCGGCGAGTACGAGGGCGAACCATTCGTGCTGGCGCCCTGGCAGGCCTTTGTGGTCGGCAGCCTGTTCGGTTGGTACACCGTTGACGGCTACCGCCGCTTCCGGATGGCCTACATCGAGACGGGCAAGGGCTCCGGCAAGTCGCCGCTGGTGGGTGGCATCGGCCTTTACGGCCTTGTCGCCGACGACGAGCAGCGCGCCGAGATCTACGCAGCCGCCACCAAGCGCGACCAGGCGATGATCCTGTTCCGCGATGCCGTGAGCATGGTCAACATGTCGCCCGCGCTGGTGCGCCGACTGGTGCAATCGGGTCGGGACGAGAAGGTCTGGAACCTGTTCTACCCGAGCACCAATAGCTTCTTCCGGCCGATCAGCTCGGACGATGGTCAGTCCGGCCCGCGTCCGCACATCGGCCTGCTGGACGAGCTGCACGAGCACAAGAGCGCCACCGCCGTAAACATGATGCGCGCCGGCACGAAGAACCGCCGCCGCGCCATGATCGTGATGATCACCAACAGCGGCAGCGACAAGAACAGCGTCTGCGGTCAGTACCACGAGTTGGGCAAGCGCATCTGCGCTGGCATCGAGGACAACGACAGCCTGTTCGCCTTCATCTGCTCCCTGGACGAAGGCGACGACCCGTTCACTGATGAGAGCTGCTGGGCGAAGGTCAACCCCTCGCTGGACTTCGTAGCTGATCCGGAGCGGCAAACCGAGGGCATTCCCGGCCGCAAGTATTTGCGCGAGCAGGTGGCCGAAGCGCGAGGCCTGCCGGCGAAAGAGGCGGTCGTGCGCCGTCTGAACTTCTGCCAGTGGACCCAGGCGGACAACCCCTGGATCGGCTGGGACGTTTGGAGCGCCGCCGAAGAGCGCGTGCCCATGCGCCTGCTGCGCAACCGCCCTGCGGTGGCGGGGCTCGACCTGTCGAGTACCACCGACCTCACGGCGTTCGCGTTGCTGTTCTACCCGACCGAAGCCGACCCGCACTGGCGGCTACTGCCGTACTTCTGGATTCCGGACCATCAGCTCGAGGAGCGGGAGCGCCGCGACAAGGTGCCCTACAGCGTTTGGATCAAGGAAGGCCATCTCGAAACCACGCCGGGCAAGGCCATCAGCAAGCTGCATGTGCTGCGCCGGCTGCAGACGATCTGCGACTACTTCGAGGTGCACCAGATCGCTTACGACCGCTGGCGCATCGAAGACCTGCGCGAGCTGATGAACGAACACGGCATCACGCTCCCCGAGCTGACCCCGTTCGGCCAAGGCTTCAAGGACATGGGGCCGGCGGTGGATGAGTTCGAGCGGCGCCTGCTGGGTACCGTTGCGGAACCGGACGTGCTCGACCTAGACCCCGGCGACTACCAACTGGTACCGCGCGAGGCGGGGGAAGTCGAAACGCTGCGGCACGACGGCAATCCGGTGCTGACCTGGAACGCAGGTAATGCCATCACCGTGTCGGACCCAGCCGGCAACCGCAAAGTGGACAAGCAAAAGGCGATCGGCCGTATCGATGGCATCGTCGCCGCGATCATGGCGACCGGCATCAGCGGCGCCGGCAGCGTGAGCAGCGGCACCTCAATCTACGAAGAAGGCACGGGCATATGAAATTGATGGTGCTTTCCTGGATGGCTGGCCTGGCTGGGTTCGGCCTGCTGGTGGCGGGCGTCGCCCTGCTCAACATCCCCGCCGCGCTGATGGTGGCC